AGAATTACAACCAAGTGGAGCAATGAATATGAGTCGTTTTACCGATATTGAATTAGAAACAGTAACAATTATTCCACCTATTGATCCAAATGCACAAAGTTTAGTTATTTGTGATCCACAAACAGGAAATGTTATTGGTATTAATAAACCTACATGGAGAATATATGATTATTATTATAACATGGTTGTTTTTGAAGAAAGATATAATGTGGTTAATTTTATTGGAGGAAATTGTGGATTATTATATGCAAGTTAATTATAAAATAGTTGCATTAGAAGCATACGGACCCACAATCATAAATTCACCAGTTAATGTTGGTTTTGCAGTATAATTAGGAATAAATTGAGTAAAATAAATAGATGGATTATATCTTTTGTCATATAATAGTTTTTCTTGATTATATGTTTCTCTCCATGTATTAATTCCTTTGTTATAATTTAAAGCAGGACTATTAATTTTATTCTCAAAATAATAAGCGTTTGTTCCAATATCACTAGTCAATACTGATTCAGATGGTGTCATATCTGTTAATTTACCATTATCATCAAATGGAATTACATTGTCATTCTTTTTATTCAACTTATTTTTTCTCTTCTTTTTTATAGGACGACAACCATAACAATCTATATCGGAAGTACATTGTTCTCCAGTTATACTACAAGTTGCTTGGGGACCACACATATTTTTGCACGAATATTTAGTATTAATTGGTAAATTTACTGTATGACTATAATTATCATATCCTTCTTTTAGAGAAACCATATTTAATAAAATAATAAATAATAAAAAAACAAGAATTACATTATTTATATATTTATAATTCATATAATTATTTGTTATTATAATTATATCTTTTCACAATTAAACACTGATTTTACATCGTTTAGATTTATGTAAATATTCCTACATAAATAGTTTATATAATTATAATATATTCTTTAAAATTATAATGTCAGATGAACCAACAGGGAATGATGAAACAACTAATTTGATTGATTCTAAAAAAAGACCTGCTTCAGAACAAGTATTATCTTTTTATGAAGTATATGCATATCATGTATTGATAATAATAGCAAGTATTATTTTATTAGGTGCTCCTTTAGTTTATAATTCTTTAATAGGTAGGTCTGGTATTTTAAGTGGCATAGTGAATTTAAGAAATGGATATTGTTCTCCATTTGCAGAACCTAATACTGAACCATACGAAAATACTGAAGAAATAAATAAGTTTATATACGCTACAGGCGACCCAGCAGATGATAATAATTATATTATTGCTGACCAAATATCATTTTTACAGAGTTTAAATGCATGTATAAAAAATACATTTAAAGGTGAAAATAACGATGAAAACGAAGAACCATCTATTTGTAGTATTGACTATGGAAAATTAATTCATTTTGATTATAAAAAAAATGTAGATTGGTTATTAACACCCACAAATGATTTTTTAAAAAAATATACACAAATACAAGATTTAATTCAATATCTTAATATAAATAATGAAGATCAGGATCCAAATAAGACTACTTTTTATTCATTAAGTGATGAATTTTTTACATTAATGTATGGTAATGCATCTATTTGGACATTTATTGGTGGTGTATTATTTTTTTCATTTGTAGAACTACCTCTTGATATTATTCGTAGATTATTTGTATTGGCTATATTTTTGTATGATGTTGTTTTTGGTAGTTTATTTTATTATTTAACATATATATTTCCAACATCTTTTTTAGAAACATCATTATTATTATTACCATCCATATTATTTTTAATTTTACCAATGAATGTAGTTATTGGAATCATTTATTATATACTTGATTTTATATCATTATTATTTTTTGGTATTTTTGTAATTTATTATTTTATACAAATTGGATTATATATCTTTTTTATATTTTATACATATGGTGATGCAATTAATAAAACAGATTTAGTTTTTTATACGATGAAACTACTTCTATTTTTAGGTGCAGTTATTTATTTGATTTTAGTATTTTTTGCTGCTTTTTCATTATTTTTTGTATACGGAATATTTGTAAGATATGCTTCTTTTTTAATAATGTTTATAATATTTATATTACCATTATTTTTTACTGCTACTATTAAAAATGAAAATGAACAAAGAGAAGAAATATATTCTTTTAAAACATTTCTTAAAGGACTAAAATATAAACAAACATCTATTTTATTAATATTATTAATTGTTTTTGTGTATGATTTATTTTATTGTAAAGTAATTACTATGCAAGGTACTAATTTTGGAACAATGCTTATATTTATAGTATTACTATTTATTTGTGGATACTTCAATAATACATTAATAAATACGGATAATCCTGATAAAAATGGAATGTTTTCTAACTGGGCAATTAATTATTATAAAACAAATGGATTAAAAAATGATTCTATGATTGTACTAAAAAAAGAAGATTATAAAATGTATAATAGAAAAACATTAAGTTGTCCAGCTAGTTTTGGAGATAGTTCTGATGTAAGAGATAAATTTAATTATGAAGCGTTTGATGTTGCAACATTAATAATGAATAGTATTGAATGGATGATGGGATATAAAAAATAATATTTTTTATAAAAAATTTTTATTTAAATAAACAATTATTATTTAAATAAATGGTAAATAAAAAAAAATCAAAACCGGAAGTAAGTATATGTACACCAACATTTAATAGAAGACCGTTTTATGATGTAATTATAAAATGTTTTCTTTCTCAAACATACCCATTAGATAAGATGGAATGGATAATAATAGATGATGGAACAGATAAAATAGAAGATTTGGTGAAACATATTCCACAAGTAAAATATTTTAAATATGAAACAAAATTATCATTAGGAAAAAAGAGAAATATTATGCATGAAAAAGCATCAGGACAATTTATAGTTTATATGGATGATGATGATTATTATCCTCCTGAACGTGTAAGTCATGCAGTAGAGACATTAAAAAATAATCCGTCATATTTAATTGCAGGTTCTAGTGAAATGAATATATATTTTAAACATATAAACCAAATGTATCAATTTGGTCCTTATGGTCCCAATCATTCAACTGCAGCAACTTTTGCATTTAGAAGAGAATTATTAAATCAAACATCATTTGATGATAATGCAGTATTAGCAGAAGAAAAACATTTTTTAAAGAATTATACAATTCCATTGATTCAATTGGATTCATTAAAAACAATATTAGTGTTTTCTCATATTCATAATTCATTTGATAAAAAAGAATTATTAAATCAACCAAAAAATAAATATATGAATTTATCTAATAAAACAATTGATGATTTTATCAAGAATGAATATATAAAAGATTTTTTTATGATTCATATAGATGATATTTTATCTAAATATGATTTTGGAAAGGTAGAGAATAAACCAGAAGTATTAAATAAAATAAAAGAAATAAATGATAAAAAGACACAAATGTTTCAAAACCAAATGATTCAAAATATGGAACAACAGAATAATGTAAATAAACAATTAGAAAAACAAATACAAGAACATAAACAATTAATTCATATTTTAATGAAAGATAATATAGACTTAAAAACGAGAGTATCTGTATTAGAAAATAATTTAAATACATTTTAATGATTAAAAATACAAAGAATTGAAATGGTTGAATATTTTATTGGTGATGATTACTACTCAGAAACATCTTCTGTAAAAGAAAAAGAAAATAAAACTATTAAGGATTTATTTATTGAAAAAAAGAATATACATTATTTGAAAAGATATAAATATGATATGGATAAACAAAAGACTGTTGTATATAAAATAAAGTGTTATACTTCTGGACAACAAGGAAATTCTATAAAAAATGCTCAGTTTGGGACAGAGTATATATATGGATATTCTAAATTAACTGATAAATATGTATTGATTGGTAAAAATTTTCAACCAGATAATGCAAAAAAAAATATTATTCATAAAGTAGGTTCTTTTGATGAAGATTTATATTTTAAAGTAGTAATTTGTACTGGTGAAAATAAAAAAGCACGCGAACCAATTGTATTATTTTATAATAATCCAGAACAATTTGAAAGACATCATGGTATTGTTATATCACAAGAAGATAAAAATAAATGGTATGAAAAGAGAAAGCAACAAATGTTGTCTTATAAATTTAATTTTATTTATAAAGAAGAAATGCCTGATTTGATTGTTCAAGAACATTCAGGTTTAGATGTAATTATTCATTAATAATAACAATATAAATAGTTGTTATATTAATAATAAATAATGTTGTTTAAAATATTATTTATTATTATGATCTCATATACAAGTGGATTGATTAAGAATCATTTTCTTAGAGGATTTTTTAATAAATTGACTTCAAATAAAACAATTATATATGATATAAATTATGGGAGTGAGTTTGATTTGGAAATGAGTAAAGAAGAAATAAAACTTCATAAAGACATCCAGACAGAAGAAGATAAAATTCAATATACAAAAGATGTAATCCAACTACAAAAGTATCAAACTATGTATAAACTATTACAATTTTTGATTGATCATCAATTGACTAATCATGAAAAAATAATGCTTTTAAATATTTTCAAAAAAGAAATTAATGATTATCACTTTTAATCAAAATTATCATCTATAGAAAGATCGTCAAGTGATTCTTCTTCAACGATATTTTTTTCACTAACACCAATTGCATTTTCTAAAATATATTTATCTAAAAATCTAAAAAAACGATTAATATCTAATTTATTAATTTCATAATTTTCAAACAAAGAATAAATATAATTTTCTTGATAATTTTCTTTCAAGTTTAAAAAAAATGTATATAAATCTTTTTGATCCATATTTAGTAATTGACACAAATTTTGTATAAAAATATAATTATTATATTCAGTTGAATATTTAGTTAAAACTTTTGTAAATCTTATTTCTGATATTTTTGGTTTTAATTGAAAATGTTCATGAAATATTTTATTATTATAAAATGTTTTAATTAATGAAGTCATTTCATTAAATTGCCAAATTTGTTTTTGAAATGTAATTCTATCTATATAATCTGAAAAACACATGTTATCCAATACTTTTAAATAAAAAGAAATAACTTTTTGATTCTCTTCTTTTGATATATAATCAATTACATTTTCGTGCCATAATAATCCTATAATGGTTCGGTCTGTATCGTTAATAATATAATTATGATTTGCAATATCATAATTATTATTAAATAAATTATTAGTTATATTTTTAGTATCATCATTAATTGATTTTTTTTCAAATATATTATTAAATATATCATTTTTTAATATATCTGAATTATGTATATATATTTCGTAAATATTTATTAATTTTTTTAAATCATTTTGAATAAAACTAGTAATATTTTTTTTCATGTTTTTCTCTAGTTTAGGCATTAATAGAGAAATAATTTCATTCATTTGTTCATATGTAGGCGGTTTTAATTCTATCACATTACACACTTTCATTAATTCTTTTATTTTTTTGTCTATATGATAATTACCTATACATATTATTGGATTCATTGTATTTTCTTCTAACTTTTGTTTTTTTGTTTTCTTTGGTCTTACTATTTTTATCAAAGAATTAATTCCTCCTTTATCACCATTATTCATTCCATCTATCTCATCCATTACAATTGCTATCTTTTTTGCTTTTTTATTAAATAAACTCATTATATTTTTATCTGACATGTTATGTTTTGTTATATTTTCAATAATAGATTTATTTCTTACATCTCCTGCATCATATTTTACCACATCGTAATTTAGTTCTTTTAATATATTCATTACAAAAGTTGTTTTTCCAGTTCCTGATTCACCATATAAATAAATATTATTCTTTGATGTCAAATCATGCTTGTTTAATTCAAAATTTTTTAAATAAGTTTTTAGATTTTGTTCTTCATTTATTCTATTTAATAATTTATTTAATTCTAATTTTTCCATCCTAATTTAATAATCGTTTTTTTATATATTTATATTTATACGTATAAATATATAATTATTAACGAAAAATTTATAAAATATTATGTAAATTATATATACAAATGAAAAATATGAAACCACCTAACAGAAAAAATGTTCGTAATATTGTATTATCTAATGGTTCAAAATTAAATACTACTAATAATGTACAACAACAACAACAACAACAACAACAAGAATTACAAAAATTATTATATAAAAAACTAATCCAACAAAAAATAAATCAACAAAGAATAATACAACAAAGAATAATACAACAACAACAACAACCACAACAACCACAACAACCACAACAACCACAACAACCACAACAATCACAACCACCACAACCACAACCACAACCACAACCACAACCACAACCACAACCACAACCACACCCACAACCACA